GCGACCGGTTTCGTATGAGCAGCGATACAAAATTGGTCGCGCGACGTCGACGGCCCAACGCAAAAGTGTTGACGCCGTGATTTCGGAGTTCTTCGAAGTCGTCGATGGCGAGTGCCATCAAAAGAGGGCTGACGAGGAGATCGCCCGGTACAGGGAAAAAAGCCAAAAGGCGCGTAACAGCGCCATGGCCGGCGTGGCCGCTCGGCAGGCAGCGAACGCTGAGCGAACGCTGAGCGAACGCGCAGCGAACGGTCAGCGACACGCACCAACGTCGCTCAACGGACGCTCAGCTCTCCAGTCTCCAGACTCCAGTAACCAGTCTCCAATCACCAATTCAGAATCCACACCCCTACCCCTCGCCAGCGAGGGGCTGCGTGGGGTTGGAAATGGACGATCCGGAAGCCCGAGACAGAACGGCACCAACCCCCGAGCGCTCGGTACGAACCCACGGGCTAACGGGCAGCACAAGCCACGCGAGAAGTGGACCCCACCCGAATCGATCGAAGAGCGCGATGCCCGAGAGCGCGAGGAGGCTGCCAGTGCAGACCATTGACCTGGAGCGGTTCGAGGTGGAGTTCCAAAAGCTCTGCGCGAACTTCGACAAACCGGCGACCAAGCAGCGCAAAGACGCCTACTGGCAGGGCCTTCGCAAAATGTCGATCCTGCAGTTCGAGCGCAGCGTCGACATCGCGATCGGCGAGGACGGTCCCGAGACCTTCCCCAACCCGAAGGCGCTCTGGAAGCTCTACCGCCAATCGCAAGGCGGCGGGTCTGCGCAACGTGCGGCCTCGCCTGCAAAGCCCGATTGCTTGGAGGCCTTCGCCAACCGGCTGCTGTTCCTGCACATGACTCACCGCGGCGGTCTGGCCTCGACCGGTACGTTCATCCCAGGCGAGCGGCATATCTCGGGCATGAACAACTGCAAGCCCTCCACCGATCTGCAGGCATGTCTCGCGTTCAAGCGCGAGCTCGTCGAGGAATTCAGGGGATACGTCCAAGCCGGCGATGACGATGCGACCCCAGCGGCGTTTTACCAATACTGGCTCTCCGGCCTACGCCGGATCTCCAAAGTCGAGCAGCGCACGATCGATGCGCTAAACGCAGCCATGGAGCACCCGGATGCGCTCAAACCGTTCGAAAGAGCCATGGCGCAGTCCATGATTCTCGACGGGGAGCCGGCATGAGTCAGTCCGAAATCCGCTTCACCTTCAAGGACTTCGATGCCGAGGAGTTCTTCGTCAAACGCCTGCGCGATCACCGGCGGCAGATCCATTCAGGCATCACCGATCCCGAGGAGCGGCGCGAGCGCATTCGCTACGCGATCCTCGAGGGCGGCCTTGACTGCGCGATCATCGGCAAGAGCAAGACCGGCAAGTCCGAGACCTACGCCCAGGCTTTCGAGCGCCACTACGGCGAACCGTTGCAACCCACCACTCGCAAAAGGAAATCCGCATGAAGATCTATTCGCACGCCCCTGACGTCGATAACTGCATCGAGAAAATCCGCTTAGCCCATCACGAGGAACTCGAGGGCGTAAAGGTCACCGCGCTGTTCGTATTCGATGACGAATCGGCGATCCAGGTGCTCAAGCACCAGGGGTATGCCGCCGGCGCGGTGGTGCGCATCACGCCGCTCAAGGATCGAGCGCTTGGCATGGCAGACGCCACGATCGTTGTCGATCGCTCCACTTGGCTTACTTTGTCGCAGCGTCAACGCGACGCGCTGGTCGACCACGAGCTCACGCACCTCGAGGTCAAGACCGAGGAGCCCGATGGCGCCAAAGATCCGGTGCCCGTGTACGACGGGCTCGGCCGTCCAATGCTGCTGATGCGCAAGCATGATCACCAGTTCGGTTGGTTCGATGAGGTCGCGAAACGCCATGGCCAGGCGAGCGGCGAGGTGCGCCAGGCCCGCATGCTGATGGAGTCTTCGGGCCAGCTGTATTTTGATTTCGGGCCGCGAGCGCCAATCGCCGCGGGCACATTCGAGGACGGCACGAAGTACGCCGTCGAGCGCACCGAACGCGATGACGATGCGATGAGCACGACCGGCCGGCGCATCCAGGCCTCTGCCGCGAAGGCCGAGCGCAAGAAGCGCCGCGATGCCGCCAATCCGTTGAACTGATTCCCACTTTTTCCCACCACAGGAGATTCCGATGATCAAACCCACCATTGGCCGGGTCGTATTGGTTCTGCGCCCAGACGCGATCGACAAGTCGCAGCCCGAGCCTGCGTTCGTGTGCTACGTCCACAGTGACACCTGCATCAACGTCGCCGGCTTCAACGCCAACGGCACGCCGTTCTCGGCGACCTCGGTGACGCTGTTGCAGGATGATTCGCCAGTGCCGGGATCCGGCACTTATGCCGAATGGATGCCATTCCAAAAAGAGCAGGCCGCGAAGTACGAGGCGCTCGAGAAGCAGGTTGCCGCTAGCTGATATGCCCGGTCGATCACGTCAGGCGTTCATGGGCGCCAAGAGTAGCTTCGATGCCAATCACCACAGCATCGTCGCGACCTATGAGCAGCTCGGCTGCGGCGTGATCGACACCCACGGCTTAGGCTTCGGCTTTCCCGACATCCTGGTGCACTTCCTCGGCTACTGCGCGCCGGTCGAGATCAAGACCGAGGACGGCGAGCTCAACTCCGCGCAGGAGCGCTTCGTGCGGGACTGGAAAGGCCCGAAGATCTTTATCGTGCGCACAGCCGACGATGTGATCCGGCATGTGACGCTGATTCGAAAGGGGACGAGACCATGAGACTGATCGACCATCGACGCCAAGACTACATCCCGCCACGCCCGGGCCCAAGGCTGCTCAGCCTCGATCCGCCGCGGCACATCTGGCGCACACTCGGCTGGATCTGTCTTGCCTGCGCCGTGATCACCGGCGCGATCTGGTGGCGCCTGTCGTGACCGGCACGCCGCAGCCCTATCGCACGAGCATGAGCTGGCAGCAGCTCGTCGCCGCGCTGCAAACGGACATCGCTGCGCTCTACACGGCCGCCGGCGCCGCTGGCACCGTCACGAGCATCGGGCTGACACCAGGCTCCAGTGACATCGTCGTGGGCTCTCCCAACCCCGTGACCGGAGCGGGCAGCATCCCGATTGATCTATCCAGTGCCGTGAAGTCCGAGCTCGGCCTGGCCGGCACAGCGCTGCAGCCGGTGACGGGCCTCACCGGCGATTACACCTACGCGTCACTCACGCTGAACTCTCTCGGGCAGATCACCGCGATCGGCAACGGTACCGCGCCACCGGCCGCCGCCAACCCTACGGGCAAGGTCGGCACGACCGCCGTCAATGGCTCGGCGAGCACTTTCATGCGAAGCGATGCAGCGCCGCCGATTGATCTGACCGCGAGCTTTGCCTGGACTGGTGCGCACACCTTCAGCCAGCTGATCAAGGTCGAAGGCAATCCGGTCGATGCCTCGCAGGTCAACACCCAGACCGGCACGACCTACACCTTCGCCATCACGGATGTCATGCTTGTGGTGTACGCGACCAATACGTCGGCGAAGACGTTCACCGTCAACACCGGCATTTTCACTCCAGGGCAGAAGGTCTACATCATCAACGGCGGATCGGGCACGCTCACCATCGCGGCCGGCTCCGGCGTGACGCTGGTGCTGTCCGGCACAGGCACGAGCGGCAATCGCACCATGGCCGGCAATGCAGTTGGGACGCTACGCTGCATCGGCAGCTCGGCCATATTCCTGCTCGATGGCCCGGGTGTGACCTAGCATGAATGAAAGTAAAGTGCGACGGCAGAATCGCGCCGCCATCGATGAGGAGATTTTCCGGCTGCTGCACAAGCCCAAGCCGTTCGTCATGCGGGCCCGGTCTCGGGCGCCAAGTAAGCGCACCGCTGACGACGCTCCGGATCCTCGGGTGACGCCACCGCCTCACGCATTGGCATCGGCTCAGGCCATCCGCCGGCTGACTCGTCCGAATGCCCTCGATCCGCGTCTCGCGCCCACCGACCGGCACATGCAGCGCTGGGCGGTTGGGCAGGGGAGCGGGTTCCCGGATCCCGATCGCGCCATGTTTCCGCAAAGCCGATTAACTCAGTTGGCCCCGGAAATCGACATCATGACCGATCAGATTGTGCTCACTTCCCCTGCGCACTGGCGCCGCTTCATCGTGCTTTGGTATCGATCCGATTGCTCGACCGAGCAGCTCGCGCTCGATCTCGGGATGGGGCGCGACAAGCTCTTCGTCGAGCGTCGAATCGTCCTCGCCTATCTCCTCGGCAGGCTCACGGCGGATGGGATCCCGTTATCAGTCTTCGACCCAGACCCTTGACAGTATCGACTGACATGGGCATCTTGCACGCAAACTGGACTTCCCGTCCCGAAAGCCGCCCTCGAAGCGGCTTTTTGCGTTTCTACACCCAGGAAAACCCTGATGGCCACCCGTTATGTGATTCAGACCGCGCTCGTCTTCGATTCGAGCCAGCCGCAGTTTTTACTGATCGAGTATCGCGGCGACAGTGCCGGCCACTGTGTCGGCCAGTTCCATGACCTCGAGGGCGCCTTCACCTACGCCCACGAACGAGCGAATGAGAAGCCGCATCTCACGGTGATCGAGGGATCCCGCAAGCGCGACAAGGCGGAGCGTTGAGATGCCGGCCCGCAAGAACACCGCGCATTCGGAGCTCGTCCGGGCGCGCATCAAGTCGAGCCAATTGGTGAACCGCCTGCAGGGCTTCGTGCTCGGCGCCAAGGATCGCAAGTCGAAGCGCAAGATCGACATGTCGCCGCACCAGGTCGCCGCGGCGCTCGGGTTGCTACGCAAGACGGTGCCCGATATCCAGTCGATCGAGCACCTGGGCGAGGTCGCGATCCGGCATCACATCGTCTCGGCGGATCCGCTGACCGAGGAGCAGTGGCAAGAACAATATGGCGAGCAGCGCCTCAACAGCTGAGGACCGCCCGCCGATCGCCTGGGCCCCGCAGCCTGGGCCGCAGAAAGCGCTGATCGATTGCCCGATTACCGAGGTCCTCTTCGGTGGCGCTCGCGGCGGCGGCAAGACGGACGGCATCTTAGGCAAATGGGCGATCAAATCGCAGCGCTACGGCCGCGGCTTCAACGCCGTGTTCTTCCGCAAGGAGATGCCGCAGCAGGATGACTTGATCGATCGCGCGAAGGACATTTACACGCGCATGGGTGCGCAGTGGCAGGAGCAGAAGCGTTTATTCCTGATGCCAGGTGGCGGCCGCGTCCGCTTCCGGCCCCTCGAGAACACGCTCGATGCCGAGAAGTATCAGGGGCAAAACCTCTCGGATGCCGGCATCGAGGAGATGGGCAACTACCCGCTACCGGCGCCGATCGACCGGCTCTATGGCTGCTTGCGCTCGAGCTCGGGCGTGCCGGTGCAACTGATCGGCACGGCGAACCCCGGTGGTCCTGGGCATCAGTGGATCAAGCAGCGCTACATCGATCCCGCGCCAACGGGCATGCGGGTGTTATCGCGCGAGCTGCCGAACGGCAAGCAGCACAAGGCGGTGTACATCCCGAGTCGGGTGACGGACAACCGGATCCTGCTGAGCCAGGACCCGGGCTACGTCGACCGGTTGTATCTGGTCGGCTCGGAGAACCTGGTCAAGGCCTGGCTCGAGGGCGACTGGTCGGTGATCGAGGGCGCGTACTTTCCGGAGTTCTCCTCCGCAAAGCACGTCATCCGGCCCTTCGAGATCCCGGCGCACTGGGCGCGGATCCGGGCGATGGACTGGGGCAGCGCGAAGCCGTTCTGCGTGCTTTGGTTTGCGGTGAGCGACGGCACGATCCCGGAGATCCCGCGTGGCGCGCTGGTGGCGTATCGCGAGTGGTACGGCTGGAACGGTGAGCCGAATGTCGGCTGCAAGATGACGGCCACCGCGGTCGGTGAAGGCATCAAGCAGCTCGACACCGGCGAGAAGTTCTCCGACGAGGTCCTCGACCCGGCCGCGTTCTCGCAGGATGGCGGCCCGTCGATCGCCGAGCGATTGGGGCTCAACTTCCGCCGTGCCGACAATGCGCGTGTCGCCCGCAAGGGAGCGATGGGCGGATGGGACCAGGTGCGCGATCGACTGAAGGGGAACGAAGGGGTGCCGATGCTGTACGTGTTTTCGACGTGCACGCATCTGATACGAACGCTGCCGGCGCTACAGCACGATCGCAACCGGCCGGAGGATGTTGATTCCGACTCCGAGGATCACGCGGCCGACACGCTGCGATACGGCTGCATGTCGCGGCCGCTGGTGCGGGATGCGCCGAACACGCCGAAGCCGCGCTTCGAGACGCAATTGACGTTGAACGAATTGATCAAACGTGCCGGGCAGAAACGCCTGGCTGGAGACTGAGCTATGCAAAATGGTCCCTGGGCAAGTTTCTCGAGCTACGCGGCGATCGCGCCCTCGAGTACGACTCCCATCACCTGCCGCGCCATTTACGTCGGTGGCGCAGGCAGCGTCGTGGTCGCGAGCAAAGTCGGCGGCACGTTGGTGACCTTCACCGCACCGCCGGTCGGCGCGATCCTCCCGATCGAGCTCGATCAGGGCATCGTCGACGCGACGACGACTGCCACCCTTTTGGTGGCGCTGCAGTAAATGGCCGAGGCCCTCGACACCACCGACTCGCAGGAAAAAGATGCGCGTCGCTGGAAGCGTGAGCTCCAGCTCGCCGGCAAGCGCGAGAAGGATTGGCGCTCTGACTCCGAGAAGGTCGTCAAGCGCTACCGCGGCGAGGAGAAGAAGCGCAATCGGTTCAATGTGCTTTGGGCGAATACGGAGATCCTGCGGCCGGCCATTTACAACAGCCGGCCCAATCCTGATGTACGGCGGCGCTTTCGTGACGCGGACCCGGTAGGGAAAGCCGTCTCGGAAGTGTTGGAGCGATCCTTGTCGGTGTTCGTCGACGGCGATGAGACTGATGATGCGCTCAAGAACGACGTGCTCGATGGGCTCCTCGTAGGGCGCGGAGTGTCGCGGGTTCGGTATGTGCCGAAGATCGCGACCGTACCGCCCGAGGCACAATCCGACACCGACGAGTCAGCCTCCGACGACGATGATGACGGTGAGCCGAAGTCGGTCGACGACTCAGCGGCAAAGCAGACCGACGACATTGAGGCCGACGAGGAGCTCGAGAGCGAGCAGGTCTGCCTAGAGCATGTCGACTGGCAGGACTTCCGCCACGGCTACGGCCGGGTATGGCCCGAGGTTCCCTGGGTCTCATTCCGGCACAAGCTCTCGCGCAATGACGCCGAGGCCAAGTTCGGCGAGGAGATCTTAGGCGGCGTGCAGTTCACGACGCCCGAGAGCGATGATCCGAAAAAGCCGGAGGAGGTCGGCGAGACGCAAAAGGTCGCCGAGTTCTGGGAGATCTGGGACAAGCTGGGCGAGCGGGTGTTCTTCACCCAGGACGCGCTCGACGTGCTGCTCTTCCCGCTCGCGAATCCGGACGGCGAGCCACCCCTCGAGTTCGATGGCTTCTTCCCATGCCCGCGGCCGCTGACCATCGTCGAGAACACGGGCTCGCTCCTGCCGATCATCCTGTTCCACCTGTACGAGGACCAGGCCAACCAACTCGACAAACTCTCGGGTCGCATCGACAAAATCACGAACACCATGCGGCTGCGCGGTGCATACGACGCGCGCATGACCGAGATCAATGACATCCTCTCGAGCGACGACAACGAGATGGTGCCGGTGCAGAACGCGCAGCAATGGCTCGATGGCGGTCTCGACAAGGCCTTCGCCTGGGTGCCGGCCGAGAAGAACGCGCAAATCCTCGAGGCGCTGTACAAAGCGCGCGACGAGCAGAAGGCGATCATCGACGAGCTGCTCGGCATCTCCGACATCGTTCGGGGTGCGACTGATCCCAACGAGACGCTCGGCGCGCAGCAGCTGAAATCGAACTACGGCTCCGTGCGGCTGCAGCGCATGCAGAAGGAAGTGCAGCGGTATGCGCGCGACATCTTCCGCTTGGCAGCGGCCGCGATGTCGCAGAAGTTCTCGCCGCAGACCTTCGAGGACATGACCGAGCTCAAGTTTCCGACCGCCGCTCAGAAGCACGCAATGGTCATGCACATGCAGCAGCAAGCCATGGCCGCTGCGATGATGCCGCCGCCGGCGCAACCCATGCCGAATGGCGGTCCCGGTCCAGCCCTGCCGCAGCCGATGCCGAACGGCGGACCAATCCCCCCTCACACTTCGCCGCCGCCGCAGCCAGGGGCTATGCCCCCGCCGGGACCGTCACCGCAGCCGCACCCCGCGATGGGAATGCCGCCCGGTGCTCCGCCTCCCGGCGCTCCCGGGGCGCAGCCCGCGCCGCCCGGGCCGCCACCGAATGCAGGCCTTCTGCAGATGCCGACCTGGGAGGACATCCTCGGCGTGATGCGCTCGGACAAGCGGCGCCAGTACAAGATCGACGTCGAGACCGACTCCACGATCGCCGGAACGATGTCTTCCGACATGCAAGGCCTCTCGCAGGTGCTGCAGGCGATCGCCGGCACGATGAAGGAGCTCGCGCCGATGGTCGCTGAGGGCGTGCTGCCGGTCGACGCCGCGAAAGAGGTCGTGATGGCCGTCATCCGCCGCGCGCGCATGGGCATGGCGGTCGAGGATGCCTTCGACAAGATGCAGCCGCCCAAGCCGCCAAAGGATCCGAACGCTGGCAAAGCTGAGGCGGCCATGCAGCAAGTGCAGGCGAAGGCCGAGGCCGACATTCACGTGGCGACAATCAAGGCGAACCTCGACGCCCACATCGCCGATGTGCAGCAGCGAGCTCAGGCGCAACAAAACGCCCAGGAGCAGGCCCTCGAGGCGCAACGGGCCGCGCAGGACCATCAGTTCCAAGTCATGGACGCCAAGTTCGACGCCATGGTCAAGATCATCGTCGCCACCATCGGCGCGACCAAACAGGCCGACCCCGCCGTCCAACCCATCGCCGACCGCACCGTCGCCGGCGCCACCGCGACCACCCAGTAATGCGCCGTCGTTACGTATACGACCCGGCCACGAAGGAAATGGTCGAGGTCGCGGCTACCCATTCGCAGGCGCTGCATTTCATCCAGCCGGATCTGCCGGGCTATCAATCGCCGGTAACCGGGCTGTGGGTCGAAGGCCGACGAGCTCGTCGAGAGGACCTGAAGCGCACTGGCTCGCGTCCCTGGGAGGGAATGGAGCAGGAGCAGAAGGAGGCCGCGCGCATCCGCGCCGGCCAGGAGGCGAAGCTCGATCAGCTCGCCGAACGTATGGCGCATCGAGCCTGGGCCGAAGCGCCCGAGCGGGTGCGCAAAGTGTTTCGCAGTCGATAACGGGAGAACCCCATGGCATTGAGCGACAAAGACGTTGATTCGGATATGGCTAAGGACTGGGCGGCCATCACGGAGAAGTACACGCCGGAACCGGTCGACGTACCAGAGGACGACGTCTCGGCCTCCTCGCCCAACGTGCCGGCGCTCGACCACGACGATGGCGAAAAGATCCCCGTCTCACGCAAGCCTGATGGCAAGTTCAAGGCGCGCGAGGACAAGGCTGCCAATGTCGACCCTAAGGTTGACAAAACGAAGCCCGCGGTTGACAAAGCCGCTCCGGATGCGAAGACGCCGGGCTCCGATCCGGCAGCGGCCGCGAATCCGGCCAACGACGGCACGCAGCCGCAGACCCGCGACACCAATCGCGCACCCTCGACATGGAAGCCCGCGGCACGCGCCGAGTGGGACAAGCTCTCGCCCTCGATCAAGGCCGAGATCCATCGTCGCGAAGCGGACTTTCAGAATGGCCAGGCGCAGCTGCTGCCCGATGCCACGCTCGGCAAGAACATGCGCCAGGTCATCGAGCCGTATCGCGGCATGATCCAGGCCGAAGGCGGCACTCCGGAACGCGCCGTCGCCGATCTCTTTCGCACCGCCGCGATCTTCCGCACCGGCACCGTCCAGCAGAAGTATCAAGCGATCGCGGTGGTCGCCAATCAGTTCGGTATCGACCTCCGCCGCTTCGCCGGCCAGCCCGCGCCGGCCGCCGGGGGCACACAGCCGACACCAGGCGCACAGCCCACCGAGTTCCGCGATCCTCGCGTTGACCAGATCCTCGCCGCGCAAAACCGCGAGCGAGAGCAGACGCAGCACCGCGAGCAACAGCAAATGGAATCCACCGTCACGCGGTGGATGAACGAAGTCGATGCGCAAGGAAATCCCAAGCGCGAGTATTTGGGCGATGTGGTCAACGAGATGTCGGCGTTGGTCCCACAGATTCGCCAGGCCGATCCGACGATGACCCATGCGCAGGCCTTGGATGCCGCGTATGAGCGTGCGATCTGGGCTCACCCCGAGATCCGCACGTTGCTGCAGCAGAAGCAGCAAGCCGAGCTTGACGCTCAACGCCGGGCTGACAACCAGAACCGGGTGCGTGATGCGAGAAAAGCCGGAAGCGTGAACGTCCCCCGCAGAGGATCCACTCCCTCGCCCGGTAAGCCCGGGACGATCGAGCAAACCCTCCAAGAGACCGCCCGCACCCTTGGACTTATCTCGTAACCCCAACACCAGGAGATTCCCATGCCCCAGGGCATAACCAGTATTTTCCAGGCGTGGACGGAGCTCGCCGCCACGACCTATCGCAAGCACGAATCGGAAGTCGCCGATGCCGTGTCGAAGCACAACGCACTGTTCCGCCGGCTCGACAAGAAGGGCCGCAAGCGCACCGAGGATGGCGGTCTATCCTTGGTGGCACCGTTGGAATACGCCGCCAACTCGACCTACCAGCGCTACAGCGGATACGACGCGCTCAACATCAGCGCGGTCGACGTGTTGACGGCGGCCGAGTATCCCTGGCGTCAGGTCGCCGTGAATGTGGCGGCCTCCGGCCTCGAGCTGCGCACTAACATGGGCGAGTCGCGGATCATCAACTTCACGAAGGCGAAGATCCGCAACGCCATGAACTCGTTCAAGAACGGCATGGCGGGCGACATCTACTCGGACGGCACGGCCGCGAACCAGATCAACGGCCTGCAGGCCCTGATCTCGGACACGGGCACCGGCACGGTCGGGCAGATCAACTCCTCGACCTTCCCGTTCTGGCAGAACTTCGTGCAGTCCGCCGCGGCGCCGCTGCAGGGCGGATCCGCGCTCACGCTCGGGCCCTCCACCATCGAGTCGCTGATGTTGACTCTGTACATCAAGCTCACTCGCGGCACCGATCAGCCCGACATGATCGTGTTCTCGGATGACCTCTTCACCTTCTTCGAGCAATCGCAGACGTCCTTGAAGCGGTACACCGACGATTCGCGCGGCAATCCGGAGAACGATGCAACGGCGGGCTTCGTGACCATGAAGTACAAGCAGGCCGACGTCTTCTTCGACTCCTCGGGCGGTATCCCTGCGGTGCACGGGTATTTCATCAACACGGACTACCTCGAGCTCGCGGTCCATCGCGATGCCGACATGACGATCATGGATGAGCTGAAGAGCGTCAACCAGGATGCCGTCGTGATCCCGGTCCTGTGGATGGGCAACCTGCTTTGCTCCAACCGCTTCCTGCAGGGCGTGCTCCACGCCTAATTCGATGTCCTCGGTCTACCCCTGACCAGCTCCCGGCATCTCGCCGGGAGCCCCTCGGATGACTATCACCACAAGGAAATTTTGACATGCGATACGGTCCACTCTTCCCCTACGCGGGCGCACGCCCGTTGCAGGAGTACTTCCTCGGCGCCAACGACACGCAGAGCCAGGCCTTCGGCGCCGGCTACAACGGTCCCGGCAGTCCGCCCGCCTCGATGCCGAACGGCGTCATCGTTCCGGGCTTCGATAACTATTGGGGCGGCGTCGAGTTCCAATACTGCTATTTCAACTCGGCGGTCCCGGCCTGGACGCCGGTCACGATCACCCCAGCGCTCCTCAACGGCAAGTTCGTCTTCACGGCCGCCGCGGTCGCGAATACGGCGAACCAGTCCCGGCCGCTGGGTGTGGCGATCGCCACCATGGCGGCGCTGCAATACGGATGGGTTGCGGTGTCCGGTCTCGTTCCCGCTCTCTCGACGGCGAGCGTCGCGGCTGCCACCCCGGTCGGCATCACCGGCGCGGGCACGTTGGGCGCGAGCTCGGCGGGCAAGGAAATCGAGAACGCGGTGTCGATCTTGCCGGCAACGACCACAGTCGTGAAGGCGAATGCGACGTTGCTCGCGGGCTCTCCAATCATCCAGTTCACCGGCAACAACACGATCGACGGAATTTTCATCGGTTGCGCGCTGTCGGGCACTGGCATTCCGGCGGGTGCGGTCGCTCAGACCATCGATCCGGATGGTCGGCGCATCACGATGTCTGCGGGCCCGGGCACCGGCGGCGCGACAGTGAATGCGACGCAGAGCGGCGGAGTGTCGGTGACTGCCACGTACAACGATGGCACGAACTACTACAACATCCTGCAGCTCAATCGGCCGTTCTGCCAGGGCCGCATCACCTAACTGACCTTTCGAGGCCATTCAAGCGGCTTCCCTGCGGGGAGGCCGCTCTCACAAGCAAGGGGTATTTATGGACAAGAAGGACATCAAGGTTTTGGAGAAGCGGGAGGTCGCGCTGGTTCGCGCAACCGCACGCGCCATTGCCGTCGCGAACGGGCACTCCCACCCGGAGGAGTACGCCGACGCGGTGGTCAGCAATTTTGTCGATCCGGGCGACGTGGCCGAGGCGCGTGCCGAGGAAGCGGCCAAGCGAGAGGAGGGCTAACCATGTCACTACAGCAACGCATGGTCGCTGCCGGCCTCTCGGCCATCCAGGCCCAGGCCATCCAGGGCACCGTGGCCAACAACTTGACGGCGACGGGCACGACCCAGGCCACCGCGCTGCCCTTGGGTGCGGATCTCAACAACGTCACCACGGTGGCGGCGAGCTCGGGCGTCATCATGCCGGCGATGAATCCGGGTGATGAGATCGTCGTGCGCAACGGTGGAGCGAATGCACTGTCGCTCTATCCGCCGGTCGGTGCGCAGATCAATGCATTGGGCGTGAACGCCGCCTATGCCATCGCAACGGCCACGCCGCTCTGCTACATCGAGTGCGTGTCGCCGACGCTCTACCTCTGCTCCCAGGCAGCTTGATTGCCATGACTCGGGGGCGCCCTCGGCCCCCACTTTTCCCCACTTAGGAGACAACCTCCATGTCGATGATTCCCTCGATTTCCGATAAGCGCCCACCGTTCGCTCGTTTCGAAGAGCGTGAGATGGGATTGAATGCCGAAGCGACCGCGAAAGAAGGCCGACCCATCCCTCGCGTCGTCGTCATGGCCTGCATCACACCGCACGGCTCGAAAGACGTCGTCGAGAAGCCGGCCGAGGAATGGATCAAACAGATCCATGAAAAAGCGCTGCGCAATGAGTACCCGCTAGAGTGGGTGAACTT